ATTGAGTATGAGGAATATTGCAAATGGGAGATTGCCGAAGCAAAATTAAAAGGAGAGTTATGATGACTAGAGAAGAATTGGAAAGAGAAGCTTATATATATACGCAGGAAAAAATGGTGCATTATTCTGCAGACCAAAATGAAGTTATCGAAATGCTTGCAGAGTTTGCGGAAAATGACTTTGAGAACATGAAAGCAGGTCTTGAAAGCCAGATAGCAACACTTGGTGAACGTTGCAATCAGTTGCTCAAAGATAAAGGCGATTTGACAGACGAACTTCAAGCCTGCAAGTACGCTATGACAATGAGTGAAAAGGTTGAGAAACAACTTCGGGAACAGATAGAGAAAATGAAGTGTTGTTCTAATTGCAACGGGATAGATGTGATAGGAATGAGAGCAAAAAAATGCAAGATATGTATAAGAAGTAAAGACTTATCACAATGGGAGATAAAAGAAAATGACTAAAGATGAACTTCAAGCAAAAAGAGCAGTTGCTCTTAGCGAATTAAAAGACATAGAAGTGGCTTTGTGTCTTGATGAGCACTATATAGATATTATTGAAAAAGAAAACGCAAAACTCACCAAAGCAAAAGAAATAATAAAAGAGTTTGTTTCGTGGGCAAATTGGAAAGGGGCAAATTGTCCTAATTTCAAAGATATACAAAGTAAAGCAGAGCAATTCTTAAAGGAGATAGAAAAATGAAAGAAACAAAAAAGAAAACAGATAGAAATGTTTTAAGACCAACTAAAATAGGTGAAGGTTGTTGTCTTGACTGTGAATGGGGAACTTCTTTGTTTGGTGGTGGCAAAGGTGCTGTATGTTTATATACAGGAAAGAAAAATATAAGTGAATTAGTGAGGTGTGACAAATGGACAAAACACGAGTAATCGTAAAAATGGAAGTGGAAGTTGAAGATTTTGAGGCTTTTTTGACAAGTTCCGAACTTGCGTCAATTGAGTTTTCAGAAACAACAGGTGCGAACATTTTGAAAATGGAGATAAAAGAAAAATGACAGACGAAGAAATGGCAGAAGATAAAACTTGTCTTAATTGCAAGAATAAGAAGTGCTATATCGTATATGGGGTTCCTGCTGATAAGAAAAAAGATTGCAAAGAACATCACGAAAACTATGATTGGAATAAAGTTTTTGATTGTAAAAATCATAACAAATACAAGGAGTAATCAGAATGACAGAAGAAGAAAAGGCAGAAGAATATGCAGAAAAACACTCTTTTAGAGTACCTTATGACGGCTCTAATAAGTTTTATGATGATGTAGATTACAAGGCAAGTAAAGACGGTTTCCTTGCAGGACTTAAAGCAGGCAGACCACAATGGCACGACTTGGAAAAAGACCCGACTGATTTACCGAAAGAAGAAAGGGAATATATTGTAATGAACGCAAACGAAGGTGGAGATACTTCTTATTGGATTTGCTACTATTGGAAAGAAGAAAAGAAGTTTACAGGCTATGGTTTGGGTGAAGTAAATGTTATCAAGTGGAAGGAGATTGAATAGATATGACAAAAGAAGAACAAAACTTTAATAAATGGTTTGACGAATATGCAGATGGAGTAAAAGTCTTTGAAGAAGTAGATATGAAAATAGCCTATCTGCAAGGGTGTGCAGACGAAGTTGAAAAGTGGGAAAAGATAAATGGTGAACTTCGGACACAGTTAGAACAGGCAAAGAAACTTCTTGAAAAATGGCTTTTCTTTAATGGCTTTAATTCTGCATTGAAGAAAGAAACGGAAGATTTTATCGGCAAGAAAACAGAAGAACTCGAAATACCAGAAGGAGTTGAAGAAATAGAATGGCAAAGAAAGAACTTAAAGAACAATTAAAATCTTATGAAGGGTATATAAACGACATTCCGCTTGTAATAGACCCTTGCAAACAATGTAAAAACGAAGAACGCAAGAACGAAGAACAGATTGAAAAGTGCCGTGTTTGTTGCTGGTATTATACAAGTAGTTTTGAGGTGAAAGGGCAGACTTGCGAAGATTGCATTGATTCAGGCAAAGAAATAGATTGCTCAAAATGTGATACTCAAAAAGAAATTGAGCATGAAAAGATTTGTGAGGAATGCAGATATTTTTATCTAGCTCCAGAATTAGAGCCATGCGCAAGTTGTAATGAAAGGACAAATTCAAATTGGAAAGAAATTATAAAATTTAAATGTCCTTTTACAAAAGAAGATTGTTCAGAATATAATTGCTATGGCTGTGAACATTATGAAGAGCATGAAGCGCAAAAGAAATATAGGCCTTTTAAGGATTGCGAAGAGCTTATAAATTATTTTGATAAAATAAATCATAATGTAAAAGGCGGAAGGCCGGAAAATACAAAGCCTTTAATCTGGATTAAGAGCAAAGAATATCAAACGGAAAATCTGATTATTGCTTTTGATAATAATAATGAATCAATCGGTGGAGCTTGCGTATTTATTCAAGATATGTGGATTGATATGAAGCAGCTTTTAGATTGTTTTACCTTCTGCGATAATTCAGCCTGCGGAATTGAAGAATAAAATATAAAGAGGTGGGAAAAAATGATAATGAAGCCTGATGAAATAAATATTGATTGGTCCGAAAAATTAAATCTTATTAAAGAGAAAATCCATATATTTGAGTTTATGAGATTTGATTCGCTGGAAGCAAGAGATAATATAAATGATATTAGAAATACTTTAGATCAAATTGAAAAGGCAATAGAGCAAAAGGAGATGGAGATTGAGTTTCAATGATTTTTATAATTCAATTTCTCAAGATGAAGAATTTGAAAAATTAGAGCAGATTATTTCTGCTAATTTGGATGGCTTTTCTGCAGGGTATTTCTGGAAATTACTCAAAAATGTCTTGCATAGGGCTTATGATAAAAATATGAATTTTGCACAAAATATGCAAAAAAATGCTTAAAATGTGTTAAAATAAAGCGTAAATTACGCAAAAGAACACAAAAAGCGAATGAGGGGAATATGGGCGCACCAAGGGAAGTTTGCGTTAAAAATTCAAAATATCTCAATCCTACAGATGAAGCAGAAAGAAACGCAATTATGGAAAAGCGAAAGCAGACATTGGCCAGAAAGAAGGCTGTCAAACAATCTCTTGCTCCTATCGTTGTAGAATTCCTTAATCAAAAATTCCCAATTACTGAAGATGGCCAAACAAAAAAAATAGATGGCGCTGAATTGATTATTAGGACTGCAAGAAGAGAGATTGCAAAAGGCGGCACTACAGCAATTCAGATGTTGAAAGTATTAAATGACATAATGCAGGGAAATCCCAAGATTATTGCTCAATTTAATTTTAATAATGTGGAGCAGCCAACTACAACAGCCGAAAGAGAAGAAAAATTTAAGAAGCTCATGGGCGATAAGGTAGAGGCTGAAGATGTGGAAGTTGTAGATGATAAAGCCTAAAATCCCAAAAATATCATTAGAAGAATTTCGCAAATTAAATGAGCAAGAGCAAGAAGAATATCTTTGGCTCTATAATTCTCAAGTGGTTCCATGCTTGGAAGTATTCAGGGAGCCGGCGCCTTATAAAATCGCTTATGGCGGCCGCGGTTCAGGAAAGTCTTGGTCCTGCGCTTCTTTACTCATGCAGAAGCTTACAAAAGAAAAGCACCGGCTTTTATGCTGTAGGGAAATACAAAAATCACTTGCAGAAAGCTCTTATAGATTGCTTGTAGATACAATCAATAGGCTGGAATTAAAAGGCTGGAGCATTACAAAAGAGACGCTTGAAAATGAAAATGGCTCAAGAGTAATTTTCAGAGGATTAAAAGATTTGAGAGCTTCTAATGCAATTAAATCTTTGGAGGGTTTTGATTTATGCTTTATTGAGGAAGGTCAGACGATTTGTAAAGAAAGCTTGCAGATGTTATTACCTACAATCAGAGCAGAGAATTCTGAAATTTGGGTTTGCATGAATCCAGATACAGAAGAAGACGCGATCAATCTGCTTAAATCAAGAAAAGGCGCAATTTCCATCTTATGCAACCACAATCATAATCCTTGGTTCAATAAAAGGCTTAAAGATGAGATGGAAGCCGATTTTAAGAATGATCCTGATGAAGCAGAGCATATCTGGAATGGTTCATACAGAAAGCAATCAGATAATGCTGTAATGAGCCGCGTTTCTGTAAGAGAAGCTATGAGCCGGAATGTTAGTGATGAAGGAGAGAGAGAAATGGCTGTTGATATTGCGCGCTATGGCTCCGACAGTACAGTCCTATCAATGCGCAAAGGCTTAAAGATGACGGACCTCAAAGAATACAAAGGCAAGAGCTTAGTGGAGATTGCAGATATTATTGAGGTTCAGGCCGGAAATAATAGGCAGATGAGAATAAAGATTGATGAAACAGGCGTTGGCTCTGGAGTTGTAGATATTCTCAATTCAAGAGGTTATCAAAATATTATCGGCATAAATTTTGGAAGCAAAGCGCAGGACCCTGATAGATTTGGAGATTTACCAAGTGAGATGTGGTGTACTTTTCCTTTAGGTGAAGTTGGCTTGATTTCAGATGAGCAGTTATTCCATGAGCTTACAGACCGCCGATATTCTTATGATCATAAAGCAAGAAGATGTGTTGAAAGCAAAGATAGTTATAAATCAAGAAATGGCGGCAAGTCTCCAGATAAAGCCGATAGCGTTTTGATGTTATATTATGAACCTAAAATAATAAGGCCTATGCTTTATTAAATATAAATCTTAGAGGGGTGAAAAAATGGTAATCAACCGAAACAGAAAAAGGGGTGAAGATTTGCAGAAAATCTTGGAAGAAATGGAAGTTGGCGATTCTCCTGTATTTGATGAGGTGACTGCTTGGGACATTACAAGAGTTCCAGGCGGATTTATTTACAAGAATGAATATGCCGGCGCTGTATTCGTTGCCTATGAGCCAAAAGCAAAAGCAGGAAGGCCGCCAAAACTAGAAGAAAAGAAAATCGAAAAGCCGATTGATACAAAGAAGGTAGTCCAGAAATGAAAGAAATAAAAACGATAGCGATTAAATGCGATTGTAAAGATTCTCTTGAGATTGCTGAAATGACAGAATTGCAGGGCGCATTGAAGCATAGAGAAGATATTGATTTTGACAAGATAAAATTATCAATCATTAAATTTGGCTTCTCTTTTCCTTTTTTCGTTTGGAAAGGAGAAGGAAAGAATTATATTTTGGATGGTCATGGCCGCTTCTCTACGCTCTGTAAAATGCAGAAAGATGGCTATATAATCCCGCCTCTGCCTGTGGTTTTTGTAGAAGCTAAAAACAAAATTGAAGCCAAAGAAAAATTATTGCGCCTGAATTCTCAATATGGCAAAATGACAAGAGAGAGCGTAATAGAATTTGTCGGCGGCGATTTTGAGCTTAATACTTCAGAGATCGCGCTGCCTGATGGGGTAATCAATTTTTATTCAGATATTGAAGATTGCGATTTTCCTGATTTGGCAAGCGGTGATAAAACTACAATGAGCACAATGACTTTTACATTATCAGCAGAACAAGTTGAAACAGTAAAAGAAGCTCTGAAGAAAGTTGGAAGAGTTGAATCTGATGATAATCAGAATTCAAATGGGAATGCTTTGGCTTGTATTTGCAGGGAGTTTTTAATAAATGGCTGAACTAAATATCAATGTAAAAGACATTCTGATTAAACCGATAAAATCAGATATAGCAAATGCCTTTATTCGCAAATATCATTATTCTGGAAAAGTAGTAAATAACTCCTGCTTACATTTTGGAGCTTTTTATAATAATACTTTGCATGGGGTTTTATCTTTTGGGCCTTCATTAGATAAATCAAAAATTATCGGTCTTGTAAAAGATACAAAGTGGAATGATTTTCTTGAATTAAACCGCATGGCCTTTGATGATTTCTTGCCTAAGAATTCAGAATCAAGAGCAATTGCGATTTGCTTAAAGCTTATTAAAAAGCATTACCCAAATATTAAATGGGTGATTTCCTTTGCTGATGGCTGCTCCTGCGGTGATGGAACTATTTACAGAGCCAGCGGCTTTGTTCTTACAATGATAAAAGAAAACAAAGATATTTGCGTTTTACCAAATGGTGAAAAAATCCATAGTATGACGCTTAAATCAAATCCGTTAACTCCAAGACCTGAATTAAATGGCCGGACCTTCTATGACATTACAGGGGGTGGCACGACATTTTCAAAATATGTAGAAGCTGTTGGCGGCCATATAGAAGTCGGCTATCAATTGCGCTATATCTATTTTCTTGATAAATCATATAAAGAAAAATTGACAGTTCCAATTCTGCCATTTTCAGAAATTGACAAAATGGGCGCTGGAATGTATAAGGGCGAAAAGATCGCGCAGGAAGAAAGGCATAAAAAAGGAATTGCAGAAAAAACAAATATGCGGTAAAATATAATTAAATCTTGCCGGTGTAGTGTAGAGGTTGCACATCAATCAATCCAGATTGAAAGCGAAGGTTCAAGTCCTATCTATCGGCTCTATATAGACCGCTCAAATACAGAGCGGTCTTTTTTATTGAAATTCGCATATTTTAAGCGAGTTGATATAAAATCATTATCTAAAGGTTAAAGACGCGCCAAAACGCTTATATTTGCGAATTGGGGCATATTTCAGAGGTTCTTATGGTCTACATTTCAGGCTCAATTTCAGATAATCCAAATTACAAAGAGCAATTTGCTCAAGCTGAAAAAGAATTGAAAAGATTGGGTTATGAAGTATGCAATCCGGCTTCTGTTTTTGTAGAAGGCTGGAGCTGGAAGCAATATATGATAAGAGACATTAAATGGCTGATGGATTGCGATTATATCTTCAGGCTTGAAGGCTGGAAGAAAAGCAAAGGCGCAATTCTTGAAAATCAGATTGCAGAGGCTCTTGGAATTAAAGTATTAGAAATTAGATTATTAAATAAAAAATGGGAATAATTCGCATAAGAGAATTATTTAAGAATTTGCTTTATTTTCGCATATATGTTATTATTTGAACCGTTGGAAGTAACGAATCCAGCAAACAGATAAAGCGAATAAAGAAAGACTTTATACAGGTTCAAGTTATCCGCTTTTTTTCGCTTTAGGGCGGTGCGGCTCGTTACCGCCTTGAGCTTGTGTAAAGTCTTTTTTTTATCTGCTTGGGTTAAGAGGGGAAATAAAAATGCAATGGTTTAAGCATGATACAAATGCAACAATGGATTTCAAGATTAAAAAACTAATAATTAAATATGGCGCGGTGGGGTATGCAATATATTTTCATTGTTTAGAATTGATCGCGGATTCTATTAGTGATAATAATATCAATTTTGAGCTTGAGCATGATTCTGAAATTATCGCTGATGATTTACGCATTCAGGGAACACAGAATAAATCAGGAGCGGAAATTGTAGAAGAAATAATGCGCTATATGGTTGAATTGAAATTGTTTGAAGAGGACAATGGCCATATTTTTTGTTTTAAGCTGCTCAAAAGATTAGATACATCTATGACTTCAAATGCAAGATTAAGAGAAATGATAAGCAAAGCAAAAAAGAAAGCAAACGAAAATCATGATAGTATCATGACAAATCATGATTTTATCATGCTAGAAGAGAAGAGAAGAGATAAGATAAGACAAGAAGAGAATTTTTGTGCTTCGCACAATTTTTCTTCAAAGGTTTCTCCAAGAGATATTTTCAATTTCTACAAAGAAAACAAGCTTAATATTTCTCCAGAAATAATGTGGAATGAATTTAATAAAGTAAAATGGCGCAATTCTTCAGGAGTTTCTTTTGATTGGAAAGAAGAATATTTATTGCAATGTAAATATGAGACAGAAGAGAAGCATAATCCATGTTTGCCTTTCGTTGAAGAAAATTATTGTGCAATGGAGTTTTGATCATGCAAGAGCAATTTGAAGAAGCCTGCGAGCGCTTCTGCATAATGATAGAAAATCCTGATGTTGATGAAATTACAGCTTGTAAATATATACAAGAAAAATATGGCAGAGAAATCGCAATAGAGGTATGGAGGAAATATGACTGCATGGGTAAGAAATGATATTACAATCAATCTTGATAAGCTTTTAAGCATGGAATTAAAAAGGCATGGCACTATAAATAATGTAAAGTGGTATGTAGTATTTCATTTTGAATTGGGTTATCAGGTAGAAAGTGAAGATTTGCTTGAAGATGAGGCAAGGCTTTTGATTGATAAAGTTGAAGAAATGATGAACAGAGAAGCATAATGAAATTTATAATTCATTCAGAAACTCCAGCAAAAAAGAATTCGAGAATTACGCTGCCAAATGGGAAAACAATTCCAAGTGCAAAATATCGCGAATGGCATAAAAGCGCAAAAGAAGAAATTGAATTGCAGCTTTTAATGGGCAGAGGCCCAAAGAATCCGATTGATTTCCCTGTTCAAATCAATTTCAATTTTATGCATTCAGATAAAAGGCGCAGGGATTCAGATAATCAAGTTTCGAGCATTTTGGATTTATTTCAGGATTGCGGAATTCTTGCAGACGATAATTGGCAGATAGTACAAAAAATTTTTGTAAATAATCTTTTAGGTTCAGAAGCAAATTGCGAGGTTGAAATTATAAAGCTATGAGATATGGCACTTGTTATAAAGGCTCTAAAAATCAAATCGCAGAATGGATTTATATGCACTTTCCAAAAAGAGCCAATTTTTATGATTTATTTGCTGGAGGCTGTGCAATAACTCAAATTGCTTTGATGAAGCAAGAATATAAAAGCTATTTCTGTAATGATATTGATCCAGATGGCATTACTTTATTTTTAGACGCTATTGCAGGCAAATTTCAGAATGAAACAAGATGGATTTCAAGAGAGGATTTTTTTAGATTAAAAGACAAAGAGCCATATATTAAATATGCTTGGAGTTATGGGAATAATGGCAGAGATTATCTTTATTCAAAAGAATTGGAGCCTTATAAAAAAGCTTGGCATTATGCGATTTATTTACATGATTATTCTTTAGCAAAAGAGTTGGGATTGAATCTTGAAAGCATAGAGCCGATAGAAAAGATTTATGATAGATATATTGCAACAAAAAGAATTACTGAAAATATTTTTGATGAGAATATTTCAAGAGAAATCAATTTTGAAAGGCAGCAACAATTAGAAGCTCTTAATCGGCTTCAATCTCTTCAATCTCTTCAATCTCTTCAATCTCTTCAATCTCTTCAATCCGATTATGCCGCGGTCCATATTCAAGAAAATAGTTTAATTTATTGCGATATTCCTTATTTAGATACGAATTGTTATGGCTCTAAAAATAAAAATACTTTTTGTTATGAAAGATTCTATGAATGGGCCAGATATCAAAAAGAGCTTTGCATAATTTCAGAATATCAAATGCCTCCTGATTTTATCTGCATTGATGAAATTGAAAAATGCGTAATGATGGATTCAGGTGCAGACAAGAAGGCAATTGAAAGGTTATTCATTCCAGCTCATCAAGAGAAAATGTGGAATGATTACAAGAAATCAAATATCAATCTTTGGGAAGAGCAATCATTATTTGAAATTTGACAATGTCTTTTTCTTAATGTATAAATAAATCGCTCATACATTCTGTGTTGTTCATTATTTGCTCCAAGGCTCTTGAGAAATCAAGAGCCTTTTTTATTTCTCATAAACGAAATTTGACAATATGCGAAAAAGTTTTATACTGTTTACAAAATCATACACTAGGGAAGAACCCGATTATGAAAATTACTGAAAGAATCAGAAATCTTTTGCATAAGACTTGGAGCCAAGCGCCAAGCCTCGCAAGTTCTCAACTTCTAGCGCTGTATCACACTAATCCTCGTTTAGATGGCGTTAGAATTATCGCTCAAAAATGCGCTTCTACGGAGTTATATCTTTATGACAAAGCCGATTACAGAGCGAATAAAAATCGTGCTGAAATCATTGAAGAAGCAGAAATCTATGAGCTTTTAGAAAATCCATGCCCTAATTTTAGAGAGATTACAGGCTGGAGTGTTCGTTATTTTATCTTTGCTTGCTATACTTTGGTTGGCGAAGCTTATCTTTTGAAAATCAGGGACCCTAAAGGCCGCGTTATTTCTCTATCGCCAATTTCTCCATCTTGGGTAATTACAACTCCAACGGTAAATAATAATTATTGGGAAATATACCCTTATGGCACTACAGCCAGCGCTTCAATTAAAGTTCCTGAAAATGATGTAATTTGTTTTAAAGATATTGATTTGCTTGATCCTTATGGAAGAGGAAGAGGAACAGCAGAAACAATCGGAGATGAAATTCAGACTGACGAATATTCTGCAAAATACGCAAAAAATCTTTTCTTTAATGACGCAACTCCAAGCGCTATAATCTATGCTCCTGCCGGAACTAAAGAAACAGCAGACCAAATCAAACAATCATGGCTTCAAAAGATGGCCGGCTTTAATCATGCTAAAGAGCCTATGGTTTTGACCGGAGAAGGCAGCAAGTTTGAAAAGATCGCAAACAATCCAACTGAATTGGATTTTGTAAATTCAAGAAAGTTTTTAAGAGATACATCAAATCAGCAATTCCATATTCCGCCTGAAATCTTTGGTATTCTTGACAATTCAAACAGAAGCACAATTGATTCAGCATTCTATCTTTTGAATAAAAATGTTCTTGCCGATTACCTGCGAATGTTTGAGCGCGTAATGAATAATCAATTGCTTTGGGAAGATTTTGATCCAGAGCATAGATTGATTCTACACCATGAAAATACAATCGAAGAAGATATAGAGCAGAAATTAAGAATTGCCAATGAAGGCTTATCAAGAGGGGTTCTTACTGTAAACGATTGGCGAGGGGCTATGGGCTATGAGCTTGACGAAAGAAGCGGTGATGTATATTTGAGATCAATGGCAACTGTAGAAGTTCCTTTTGACCATGAAGAAATAGAATTGCCGGATTCTGCTCCAGAAGAAGAGCCTGAAGAAATAGAATTGCCTGAAGAAAATCCGCAAGAGGAAAATAATGCAGAGAATGACGTTATTGATATTGATGAGGATGAAAATAATCCTGCTTCTGCTGAAGAGGAAGATGAATTGAGCGAAGAAGAATATAATTCAATAAAATCTGCTTATGAAAAAAAATATCATTTTAAGAATACTGATGAAGATAAAAAGCGCAGAGAGAAAATGTGGAAAGTCTTTGACGCTAGGGCAAGAAGCATTGAGGAGCCTTTTATAAAGCAATCAAGAAAGGCCTTTAAAGCTCAAGAAAAACTTGTAATTAAAGCAATTTCAAAGGCTGTAGATGAAAATAAAGATGTAGGAACTGCAATTGAAAATCTTTATGGCAATGAAATGAATGAAGCTTTGAAAAGAACTTTAGCTCCTGCTTTTATTTATGGTCTTGAAAAAGGCGCAGAATTGGGAGCCGAAAATCTTGGAAAGAAAGGCTTTAAGGCCATAAGTGAAGAATTGCGCAGGCTCTTAAATCTTTGGATTGAGAATTATGGCTTGGAGCTTTGCGTTGATATAAATGATACTACAAAAAAGCAATTAAGAAAAGCTCTTGCTGAAGCAATCTATGAAGGCGATTCTTTGACAGAAAGAAAGAAAGTCTTGATTGAAGCCGCTGAAAAAGAGTTTATGAAAATGGATGAAGTTCGCGCTTTGCTTATTGCAAGAACTGAATCTTGCGCAACATTAAACGCTGGAAGCAATGAGCTTTATAAAGCAGAGGGAATTCAATATAAAGAATGGATTGCAACTTTAGATGATCGCACAAGAGATTCGCACTTGCTGATGGACGGAGTTGTAATTCCGATTGAAGAAAAATTTGAGGTTCCGGCAACTTCTCAAACAGCAGGCGGCTGGCTTGAGTATCCGGGAGACCCAAGCGCAGACGCTTCTGAAGTTTGCAATTGTAGATGTACTGAAGCGCCTATAGTTCAATTCAATGGATTTAATGAATAATGGAGGAAAAATAAAATGGTAGTAGAAACAAGCGATTTTACAAATTATCATGAAGTTTTTTGTAATACAGATGATATTTCAGGCGCGTCTGAAATAATGACTGATAAAGCAAAAGACGAAAAATGGAGACATGGCTCAAAAGCAACGGATGTTGAAACGGGTGATGTTTATCTTTGGGACGCAGATTCTGAGGTTTGGAATAAAATATAAAGGAGATAAAAAATGACTACTATGCTTGATAAATGCGCAGTTGCCGGCGATATTACACAGGCAATTGATAGAACAGGCTGCTGGACTGTTGCAATAACTGTAATTGGCGGAACAGAATCAACCGCTGTAAAATTGCAGACTTGTGATACAGCAAATGGCTCTTTTGAGGATTTCAAAGAATTGGTTCCTGCCGCAAGTGCAGATGTAGATCAATATCTTGGATTTGTTATTGATTTGCACGGGGCCAAGAAATACATCAAATTAACCGGAGCTGTAATGGGAACCGCTGTTTTTGGAGATTGCGACCATGATGTAAAGAATATAAATATTACAGAGGGAAGCGTTCCTAAAGAGATAACCGTTCAGAAGAAAAAGAGCTTGACAATTGATGTATCTACTTATACAGAGCCAGTTTCAATTAAACCGGATGACAAAGACGCAATGGCCGAAGTTGTAATTACTCTTTCCAACATTCCAGAAGGAGAATAAAAATGAAAATCGAAAAAGGAAAAAGCAATAAAACCGATTTGTCAATTAAGGCAGAAGAAATCGGAGAGCGCACAGTTAGATTCGTAATTTCAAAAACTATCGAAGATAGGGACGGCGATATAATCCATGCAGACGGTGTTGATTTTACAAATTACATGAAAAATCCTGTTTTTCTCTCATTCCATAATTCAAGAGAATTTCCATTAGGAAAAGTTGTAAAATTTTGGGTTGAGGGTGATGAGGTAAAAGCTGATGTTTATTTTCCTACTTTGGAAGAATTATCAAGCAATCCAGAGCTTGCAAGCGAAAAAGCAAAGCTTGTAGATTTCACTTATCATTGCTATAAGAACGGAATGCTTAATGCTGTATCTGTAGGCTTTATTCCTCTTGAATGGACTGAAACAAAAACGGGTTATGATATTACAAAATGGGAATTGCTTGAATTCTCTGCTGTTGCCGTTCCTGCAAATCAAGACGCAATCGCTGAAGCTGTAAAATCTTTTGGAAATGAATTTGCAAAAGATTTTGTTTCAAGCGAAAAATCAGGAAAGAGAATAAGCGCTGAAACAAAAGCAGTTCTTGATAAAATCAAAGGTTGCTCTGATGAAATCGAAAAGTGCCGCGATCAATTAAAGTGCATAGCAAAAACAATGAATGCTTTATTGGCAGAGCTTGATGAAGTTGAAGAAGTAATTGAGCCTGAAGAAAGCGCACCGGAAGAGCCTGAAGAAGAGGAAGAAAAGTCTTTTGATTTGGAAGCTATTAAATTGTCAGAAGAATTCGATTTGAATGAAATTTGACAAATATGAGAAATAGTTTATAGTGTATACAAAATTATACAATATTTCTCATATGAGAAATAATAAATAAAAGCAAAGGAGATAAAAATGAGCAAGAAAGTTTATAACTTGATTGTAGGTATTATTGGTGGAGTTTCAACTATTGCAATCGCTTTGGTTACATTCTTCAATCCGGCTTATGCTGTTGCAATCAATGCAGCAATTGGAATCGCTGATACAGCCGCAATCGAAATTGTTGGTCTTTTTGTAGACCCAAACAAAACTTCAAAGAAGAAATAATGTTCTTACAAATCAGGGAAGGAAGAACCGGCCCTGAATAAATCGGAAGAACCGAAAAACATTAGGCAATAAAAATAAACTAATTTTCGAGGGGAACGAAAATGGAAATGAAAGAATTAGAGCGTGTTATTGATGAGCGCTCACAGGTACAGGCCAAAGCAATTGCTGAAGACCTCAAGAAAGAATTGGGAAATGTGCCACAGGCTCAAATTGACGAGGCTGTAGAAAAGGCAGTTTCAAAAATCAATGCAAAGGCAGAAAATGATAAGGCTGAAAATGTTAAATATTTGGAAGCCTTCAAAGAAGCTGTATCAAAAGACGAAAACAATTTTGTAAAGGAAACTCCGGTTACAATTGTAAATCAGATGATCGCTTCCGCTGCTGCCGCTATGGGAACAAAGAATGCTCATAATGTTGCACAGGTTTCAAATGAAGAAATTCTTGCACAGGCAAAGAAAGACTTCCCATATTCAAAGGCTCTTCACAGAGTTCTTGAAACAAAGAAGGCTCTCAATGCAGGAACACCAAGCGAAGGCGGATTTACTGTTCCTTTGGCATTCTCTGGAGAGTACATTGACGCTCTTACAGCAACAACTTTGATTGACAAGCTCAACATCCGCAAGGTGCCTCTTGTTCATGGAAACCTTTCTATTCCAAGAATGGATTCAACAAGCGCTGTATCTTGGGTTGGTGAAATGTCAAACGCAGGAAAGACACAGCCAACTTTTGGTGAAGTAAATATGCGCGCAAAGAAGCTCAAGGCTGTTACTGCAATTTCAAATTCACTTTTGAATGAAAGCGGAGTAAATCTTGAAGGTTGGATTTCTGAAGACCTCATCCGCAAGACAAGAATTGCTCTTGATGACGCAATGCTCAATGGTTCAGGCTCACAGTATCAGCCTCTTGGACTTGCTAATAATCCAGCAATTCAGACTACAGGCTCAAGCGGAACAGCACTTGCTCTTACAACTCCAAATGACATGGTTGCTCTTTTGGAACAGGCAAATGTTAAGCTTGAAAATGTACATTGGCTCTTGAACCCAATCGGAGAAAGCTGGTTGAGAAACAAAGCATTCTCTAGTGGTCCTTTTGCTTGGTCTGATGAAATGGCAAGAACCGGAAAGTTGCGCGGATTTGATTTCCACAGCTCTTCAACTGTAAAGTATGATGGAACCGGAACACCTTATGCTGATTTCTGGATTGGAGACTTTGCAGAAATGATGTTTGGCGTTGCTCGTGATATTTCTATCGAAATCAGCCGCGAAGGCTCTTATACAGATGGTGGAAATGTAGTAAATGCATTCGATCAGGATTTGACACTTATTCGTCTTATTACTGAATGTGATTTTGCTTGCCGCCAGCCAAAAGCTTTTGTTAAGGGTACATTCCAAGCATAAGCGGGATGCCGCCTCTTAAATGGGGCGGTTTTATTAAAAATTAAAATTAAGAGGTAAGTCAAATGACACGCTCAAAACTTATTGAACAGATCAAATATGTTGCCGCTGGAAATACAGCTTTTGCTAAGGGCGGCGCACAGACTGCTCTTGTTGTTACTTCAGCAGGAGATAAAAAGGTTCAGACTTCAGACAATTCAGCTTCTGGATTCGTAGATTTTGCCACAGGCCTTGCAAGCGGTTCAAACTGGCTTGATATTACAGGCGCAAAAGCATATCTCAAGACAGATGATTCAAGTGCTGTTGTAGTTCTTGGTGATTTTGGAACAGACCCTGTTGCACAGTCATAAGGAGTTTGAAAAATGTTGTGTAGTTTAACAGATGTAAAAACAATGCTTGGAATATCTTCTCAAGATACTACTCAAGACGCAAAGCTCAATTTAATTATAAAGGGAGTCTCTGCAAAGATTGAGGGCTTCTTAGGTTATTCTCTTGGGCGCGGTTCTTATACTGAAGAATTACACAATGTAAATTGCAGGCAGCTTCTGCAATTAAATCATTTCCCTCTTCAATCTGTGTCTTCTGTAGAGGCAAATGGAGAGGGAATTGAGGATTATAAAATTATTCCTGAATATGCAAGATGGGGCCGGCTCTATCGCGGGAACGGTTGGGGCGGCTCTGTTTATACGCGCGGTTTTACACATGATGTAGTTGCTGGAGCATGGGAAATAAAAGTTTCTTATGTTGCAGGCTATTACCTGCCTGGCGAAACAGGCTATGTTGAAGGTGCAGAAAGTTCTCTGCCTTATGATATTTATACAGCTTGTCTCAATTCAGTTGTTCTTGAATACAATCTTGATAGAGAAGGTGCAGCCGGCTTAAAGGCTCATTCAGAAGGCGGAATCTCTGATACTTATGGCGATATAGTTGTAGAGATGATTGGCGGGTTATCAAGAACGGTAAGAGAAGCTCTTGCGAAATATATCTATTATGGGGTTGCCTGATGGTTAGATTCATAAATGCTGTAGTTACGATTTATGCAGAAACCGGAACGGAAAACGCAGATGGAGATATTATTACAAGCTTTTCTCAAGTAGAAGTAATTGATGGAGATGTGCAGCCGGCGAGCTTATCGCAGGAAGAAATTAAATTATATGGATTATCTAGCGTAAAAGGAAATATAAAAAAATTCTTTTACAACGGGATTCATTCAAATGTAAAGGAAGGCAATAGAGCGGTTGTAAATTCGGCTCTTACAGGAAAGAGCGATATTTATAATATAATGCCGGTCAATTGCTGGACTAAGCATGGAGTTTGTTTATTGGTGCCGATTGAAAATGAAGCTTTTCCACCTGCTCCAGAGCCGACACCAACGGACAATCAGGAAGGATCAAATGGCGATTGAACTTGATACAAGCGAATTCATAAAATCAATTGAAGAATTAGAATCGCGAGTTGATAAAGCTCAATTAAAATTTGTAAGAACAAGCGCGGCAGAAGTTGAGCGCGTTGCGAAATCTTCAATGAGAGATACAGCAATAAATCCTTCTGTAAGTTATGGCAAGAGGGGACATCATCCATCTCAAGCTTATAATCCGCCTGCTATTGATTATGGCACAATGCTCCAAAGCATTACACATGATGTAATTGAGCAGAGCGGCCAGCCTGTTGGAAGGGTTGGAAGTACATTAAATAATCCGCCATACCCAAAATATTTGGAATATGGCACAAGCAAGATGAAGCCAAGACCTTGGCTGAATGCGGCTTTGATTAAATGCAGGAGTTTTTTCCAGCAGGCCGCAAATGTTATTTTAGGCGGTGCAATTAAATGAATATAAAAAAATATTGCAAAGATTTATTGAGCGCAAGTTCAGAATTAACCGCCAAATTGGGAAGCGGCAAAATCCTTTCTGCATACCCGCAGGAAGTTAAAATATTTCCATGTGTAATTTATGAAGAACAAAGCATGATAGATTCTGCTTTTTCTGATAACTTGCCAGAGGGAACAAATTGCAGCGTTAGGGTCCATATCTTTACAAAAACGGTTGCTAATTTTCCAACTACAAATGAAATAGGGGAAATAGTGCATTCGATTTTTAGAAATGATTATTGGGCCATGACTGCAAATAATGAGACTTCAGATGTAGATGATAACATCAAGCATAGAATAATGGATTTTCAAAGGGGATTTTATTCCCTTTAGAAATATAAGCTTATATTTTTGAGAGGTAATCAAAATGGCAAACGAAGCTCCTAAAATCGGTTTGGACCATGTAGTAGTTGCAGAGGTTCTTGCTGATGACGCTAATGGCGTAACTTACGGAAGCGTTATTCCCTTAAAAGGTGCTGTAAACGCAACTGTAAATCCTAATTCTAGCGTTTCGACAGATTATGCAGACAATGGCGCATTCTTTGTTGTAAATGATAGAGGAAACACAGAATTGGCTCTTGAACTCATTGATTGTGATGTAGATGTGCTTGCACAGCTCTTGGGCCAGCAGAAGTCAAATGGTGTTACTATTGAGACTTCAATGGATCAATCACCTGCATTCGCTTTTGGTTTCAGAGTATGGATTGGCGGAAAAGATTCAAACGGAAATAACCGTTATGAATATCGCTGGTACGCAAAAGGAAAATTCTCTGTTCCTGAAGCTGGTGGAAGCACAAAGCAGGAATCAATTGAATTCGGTCATCTTAATATGACAGCTCAATTCGTTCAGACACAGTTCATTCCAGCCGGACAGGAATCAGGAACAATCTGCACAAAGATTCGTACAGATGATCCTACAGTATCAAGCGCAATCAAGAGCGCATGGTTCAATGCTCCTGTTATTTCAGTAACTACAGATACAAGCGAGCTTACAGCAACAGCTGCTTATGCAAACAGTAAGGTAACAATTACCGGTGCAAAGGAAAGTGGCGCTTCATTCGTATTTGCTCCAGCTTCTGCAATTCTTGGAGATACAATTGTTATTACAGATTCAAGCGGAGACCCTGTAAAAGGTACTTTTGCAGTTTCTGCAACAGCAAGCGCAGCGCCAACAATTGTATTTACACCGGCCGCTGATGAAGAAACACCGGCAGCAATTGCAATCACAAGCGGATTAAAAGATTCATTCGGTGTTGGATGTACTCCAATGCTTGACTTGAGCCTTTAATAAGCAAATTTGCGAAAAAAAGGCGGTTGGTGTATAATAGCGCTAACCGCCTTATTTTTAATCAATGGGAGAAATAAAAAACAATGGATGAGCAGAATTTAGAATTTGACAAAGTGGCTCCAAGCGAGTTTTTTATAGAGCTTGCTGGAAGAAAGAGACAGATTAAATTCGGAAATCTTGCATTGGCAAAAGTAGAAAAAAAATATGGCTCAATAGAGAATTTTGACAAATTGCAAGATGACATTGAAAAGAAGCCTATGGAAACAATTCCGTGGCTTTTGGGAATTTGTCTTAAAGATAAAGAGGGCTTGAATATTTCTAATGCTGATGAAATGCTTGAAGCAATGGATGATTCAGATTTGAGCATTAAAGAAGTAATGGAAGTTATAGCGGCCGCAATGCAGAATTCATTCAGCAATCTTTTAGGCGAAGGCGAAAAAAAAACGATAGCCAAATAGGGCCTATTCCTTGGGTTTACTTGCTTACTGAAAGTATAGTAAACCTTGGAAAAACTGAAGAATGGTTCTGGAGCACAGAATTAAGAGTTGTTTGGAATTTAATAAACGAAAGTAAAAGAATAAAGCGCGAAGAAATGAAAGCGCAATCTTTATATATATCAATGGCAGTTTGGGGAAAAGACCCGAGCGATTTAGACCCGCCTGAAATTACAGATGGCAAGATTGCAGGACGCGACAGGCCGATAGACGAAAATCTTTTGAGGAGTTTGTGATATGGCAAACGACTATTCAATAAACGCGATAATTACAGCAGATTCAAAGCAATTTACAAGCGAGCTTAAAAAGGTAACCGGCGAGACAAAAACGGTTACTTCAAAAATGGGAAGTCTTGGAAAGACATTGACTTCTACTTTTGCAAAAGGCGGTGTAATTGCTGCCGGTGTTGCTGTCGCTGTAAAAGCATTGAAAACTTTAGGTGATGAACTAAAGCGTGGAATTAAGCTTTATGAAGAAAGCAATCAGAAGCAAAAATTACTTGCTCAAACATTAAAGGTTACCGGCGCTAATGCTTGGACTTCTGCAGAAAGATTGAATGCAATGGCTGATTCTTTGCAGAAGGTTACCAACTATACCTCTGATGAAATTACAGAATTACAGACCGTATTATTAGGCTTCAAAAATATTACTGAAGATAATTTTGATGAAGCAACTGAAGCTATACTTGATATGGCAACAGTAATGGGAATGGATTTGAAATCTGCCTGTCAGACTGTAGGAAAGGCGCTTGATGATCCAATCAAAGGTCTAGGAAGTTTAGCGCGTCAGGGCTTCCAATTTTCTGAAGCAGAAAAACAAATGCTTGAAGAAATGGTTGCCGTTGGAGATATTGCAAAGGCTCAAGATGTAATTTTAAAAGAATTAAATACTACTTATGGCGGAGCCGCAAAAGCTGGAGCAAAGGCAACTACTCAATTAAAAAACTCTTGGGATGATCTTGTAAAAGAAATGGGGCGGGGCATTGTATTAAATATTGATGTAGGCCCTGCGATTCAGAAACTCCAGAAGCTTATTGATGATTTCAAAAGAGTAATGCAAGAAAATAATGACGCAGCAGAATTGACTGATAAGCTTATAGAAGCAGAGAAAGCAATAGAAAGCAAAACAGCAACAGATGAGCAGGTTATTCTTGTATACGAAAATAAAATAAAACTCATGGAGCAGGAATACAGGCAATATGAAGGATTGCTTGGAATTGAAGATGAGTATGCAAAAGAAAATCTTGATAGGCTTGATAAAGAAAAAGCCGGCTATGAGAAACAAATTGAGTATGCTCAAAAAAGAATTGAATTCTATAAGTACTTAAATGAAATGGCAGCCGCAAGAGCACAGCAAGCGGCGGCAGAAGCTGATAATGAAGCAACTATTGCAAAATTAAAAGAAGACCATTTAGAAAAAATCAAAGAGCAGGAAAAGCAATGGGAATTGACCGCACAGGTAACGGGGCAAGCTGTAAGCAATGAAGAAAAATTGAAATTTTATCAAGAGGATTTAGTTTCTATTCTTCAGGAAGCAAATGGCCAGATTTCCAAGCAGAATGAATATTATAAGACCCAAATGGGGATTATTAGCGATTTGGAAAAGAAGATTGTGGCTGCAAATGCTCCTAAAAAGACAGCTTCAAATGAATGGGAGAAAAAATTAAGAGATCAAAATATCGAGCGTTTGGAAGCAGAAAAAGAAACAATGAAGCAATCAAATGCTTATGCTCAAATGTCAGCAGAAGAAAGATATAATATTGAGAAGAGATACAATGACAAAATATTGCAATTAAAATGGGACCGCCTGCTTGAAGAAAGAAACGCGGCTCTTGAATCCATTAAGGGAGTTGAAAACGAAGAAGAAGAAAAAGCAAGAATAATGGATTATTACCAACATGAAATTGATGATTTGGTAAAAGAATATGGGCGTGGAGCAATTCAGGCCGGCGGCGAAGTTGGAGCAGAAACGGGAAAAGAATTTGTTTCAAAATTTGACGAATCCATGCAGCAGATTAAAAATGTATGCAATTCAATTATTAAAATCATCAAAAAGGTTGGCTCTGTAATAAAATCTGTATTCTCTAAATTTAGTTTAAAGAAAGTATTTGATTTTAATCCAGATACAGCGCTTGACGGATTGCTTGCTTTTGAAGATAAAGTGCTTACATTCTTTATTGAGACAGTTCCAAAATTGCCGGCATTCTTTAAATCTGCTTTGCAGTCTATTTCTGTAATGCTGTCTACAATAAAGCTCAATATAAATAAATCGCAGATTAAAAAAATGATTGATGATTTTATCAAGACTATTAAAACTTATATTCCAGATATTTTACAAACGGGGCTTGAGATCGCGACAGAGATTATCGGCGGAATTGGAGAAGGTATAAAAAACAATCAAGCGCAGATAAGTCAAATCTTAATGTCATTGACAAATATTATAGTTCAATTCTTGCCTGATATTGTCTTAGGAATTATAGACGCATTAAGTAATTTATTGGCAGCAATTCCTGATGAAATGCTTGTAAAATTAGTTGATGGAGTAATCGGATTGGTGACAACTCTTGCTGTAAGACTTATTGAGAATGCGGCCATGATTGCTTCAAAGCTTATTCCTGCATTATTTGAAATTGTAGAAGCAACATTTAAGGCTTTTCCAAGTATTCTCAAAGAAGTATTATATGCGGTAGTTCAGGGCTTGGGAAAATTGGCAACTACAATCTGGAATGGAATTAAAAAGTTATTTGGATGGGCAACGGGAACGAATGACGCGCCAAGAGGCTTGGCTCTTGTAGGAGAAGCTGGTCCGGAGCTTGTAGATTTCAGAGGCGGAGAGCGGGTAATCAATAACGCAAATACTCAAAAATTACTTGCCAATGCTGGAAGCGGCGGCGGTTCAGTATTTAATGTTACCTTTGAAAATACAATTGACACTACAGCTTTTGCAATGATGAAGCAGCTGAAACAATATCAAAGAAATCTTGCTTTCAATGGTGTTTTGTAGGAGATAGAAAATGCAAAAATTAGTTTTTAGAAATGTAAACGGAATAGAATTAGATTTGACAAGCGATCCTTTTGGCATTACAAATTGGGAAGGCTTTTCTGCTGATGAGCTTAATATTCAATCTCAACAAGTGCCTTTTCAGGATGGCGCTGTTTATCTTGACGCATTACTTGGAGAGCGAGAATTGTCGGTAACCGTTGCAATGAATGATGAGCATGATTTAGAGAAAAGATACCGATTGCGAAGGGAAATGATTTCTGTATTGAATCCAAAACTTGGCGAAGGTGTTTTGATTTACACTAACGATTATTTATCAAAACAAATCCATTGCATTCCGCAATTGCCTGTATTTGAAAATCATAACTCAAATGATTCAGGAACTCCAAAAGTAAGTTGCAGCTTTACAGCTTGCAATCCATATTGGGAAGATTTGCAAGATACTGTTGAAACTATTACAGGAACAAACGGAAAAATTGTAATAGAAAATGAAGGTGATGTAAAAATCGGGTTTGTACTTGATATAATGGCAACAAATAACGAAATCAATAATATAAATATTATGAAAGAAGGAGAACCGAATAATATACTTATTGTTAAGGATTTTATGAACTGCCGAATAGATACAAATACAGGAAGAAAACAAATTACAAGCCTTGGTTATTCTGCACAACAAATAGAAACCTGTGTTTGTAGTAATTATTCTGGCACAGGCACTTTTTATGCAGAATATGTTATATATTGTAAATGGGCAAATAAATATATAGCTTCAAATGCAAATACTAATTATCTTTATGAATCAACAGACGGAATAAATTGGACAGAAACAAATTTAGTTAAAAAGGGAAAATGGGGAAAAGCCTTTGTAGATACGGTAAACAATCAAATTATAACATTTGACTATGGTGATATTCCACCAAAATATTATATATTAAATACAAGCTTGACAGAATGGACAGAAATAGAAAACACAAACAATTATCGGTCGGCATATATAGACTATAAAACAAATACACTTGTGTTTAGTACGGCAGATTATTCTATAATGAGTAAAGCAACAAATGTTTTAATGGAATTTTCTAGCAACATTGTATTTACATTGCCAAACGGGGAAACAAAGACTTATGCAAAGCCACAGATATTAAACGGAACAATTGAAGGATTGTTAGATTATTATGATGGAACTTTTATGATTGCAGGGTGGTATAGCCCAAGTGTGAGAATTGATATTGAAGGGGTTTTTTCTCAAATAGATATGTATTGGACACACCAAGTAATAAATGACTTTGACAATTCTGGACTATATTTTGCTTGGGGTTCTCAATATATGAGCAGTCAAACGCAAATTTGGGTTTGTGATAAAAGTTTACAATGGAAACGAATAACTTTGTTTTCAGAAATTATAACAGGACTTACAAATAATATAATATTCTCTTTTAATGGGAAGGCATATTTAGGGGTAGAATATAATAAAAACATTATAGCCAATTCAAACGGAAATATTGCAATTTCTCTTGATGTTGGTAGAAATACAATAAATCTTTTAGCGGACAAAAATTGTACTATGACTTTGAAATACCGCCAGAAATACATAGGGGTTTAATATGAGTTATAAAGATAAACCGATATTAAAGTTATACAAATACGAAAATAACTCTTTTATAATGCAGGCAATCATAGACGATTTTGAAGAAGTGTCTTTTGAACACAATATCTATGAAGCAGGAACTTTCACTATCAGCATAAATTACAACATTCCGAATGCCTTGAAGTTTGAAAGGGGCTTGTTTATTCAGTTTGGCGACAACTCTTATGACTTCGGGGAAATTATCACGATACAAGACGCAATCGGCGAAGACGGAAAAGGAAGCCAGATAAGAACTATTACGGGAAAAGACGCAAGATACATATTGAAAAGACGTGTTATAAAAAATATGAATAGCAACGGGCTTTGGGCTATGACTGATAAAGGGGAAGTAGTTTTGCGTTCACTTATTCAAGACCAGTGTGGGAGCAATGCAGAAAGCAAAAGACAACTGCCAATCTCAAACACAGTTCCTTCTTCATCTTCTGCTCTGGGAAAGGTTTATTCCGTTAGTGAAAACTTTTCTAACCTTTATGAAGTGTGCAAGACGATAGCAACACAAAGTGAAATCGGTTGGCGAATAGCTTTTGACGGAACAGGATTGAGCCTTGAAGTTTTTTCGGGGCAGGATTTATCGCAGACAGTAAGATTTGACACTAATTATGAAAGCCTTGCAAACGGGGAGTTCACAGACAGTTCAGACGCATTTTCAAACGCAATCTATATCGGTGGCAAAGGGCAGAATGACGACAGAGATATTTACGAAGGCGAAGATGGAAGCCCCGAAGGACTAGACCGATTTGAAAGTTGGGATAATCAGTCTAGTTTAACCATTGAAGCAGAATACGAAGCCGAAGCCCTGTCAATGCTTACACAGTACGGGCAGACGCTTACAATGTCTGGAAACGGACTTGCAAAATGCCCGTATATTTTTAGGGAACAATACGACATAGGCGATTATATTACAGTTGCTTTTTCGGGCAAATCTGCAAAGGCACAGATTCTGTCTATCACAGAGCATTGGACTTGGGGAAGTTATGACATCAGTTTTTCTTTCGGAAAGCCACAGAACAATTTAAGCGATCAATTACAGTTGATGTTGCGTAAGATACAGGAAGCAAGCAACAAGACCAATTCCACCGATTCTGTTAGGTGGTACACAATTCCGACAGATACAGCAATGCCGAAAGCTGATGTCACCTACAACACAATCGGCTTTGTAGGAACTTGTGCAAGTGGTGGTTCTACTTTCCAACTGTATCTTGATAACGAAAAGACGGGTGCAAAAACCTATCACGTTTATTTCAAACAGTTGGGTGGTGGAACAATCACTTTAACAACAGGGGTTTCGGGGGCTTCTAACCTTACACTTAATTCGGGAACTTATGTTGCTATAATTTATGTAGATGAAAACGGAAATATAACGACACAGGGAACGACAGTTGTCAATTCCGTTTCTGCCGATAATATGCAATCTGTCTCCTCAAGTGCGGTTGCACAAGCACTAGGAAACTATTTTAACAGACAAGAACAGGCTTGGAACACAAGCCATTCATATACCCTTGATGTAAATGGGTCATATATACTATTTCTGTTATCACCATATATGCTTTTCTCAGATATATGGTTTATAAAAGCAAGACATAGTTCTGGTTTAAATGGTTATTGGCAGGCAATTATGAAAGGGGCATATAACCCAACTTATAATATATCAATCACAAACGATACTCTTTCAATAACGGGGGATAGTTGTCAAACCTGTCTTGTGAAGATAAATTATGCTTACTCATAATTTGTTATGATATAAGGAATTATATAGGCACAACAAGTGTTGCTCTTAACGCATTACTGCCATTTGTACTACCATAGGACTCAAGTATTGCAACTCGCCCGTCTCTCATAATTCCCATTCTTACACTTGCACCAGTTTTCAGATAGTCTAACCCCGTTCCAGTAACACCATAATCATAAGCCACGCTTTTTGGTCTTATATTGCAAGTTCCTATAATTGCCGTTCCGTTTGTGCCAATATTTTGTCCACTTACATTACCAAAAGATAAAGAAACTATGAGCAAATTAGAAGTCTTTGAATAGCAATCTATTCCAAAAGTGCCACTATAATCCGAATTAAATTGAAATCCAAAATCTGCAAGGGCTTGTGATTGTGTAAATAATTCCCATTCTAATGTCCTTGCAACTGCATTACTGGAGACAGATTGCATATTATGGGAATAGGAGAAAAAGAGACTTTTTAATTATATTTCGTCTATGCGAATTTTGACAAATCGAAGAGCCTATTTTATAATACATCTATGAAAGAATACATTTTAAGAATGCAGACGGAAGAAAAAGAGCTGAATGACCGGATTAACAAAGCAGTTAAAGCTCTTCAGAATCCACCTTATGGAATTGATGATATGGGGCTGCATTTGTTATCAAAACAAATAGATGCAATGAAGGTTTATTCTGATGTTTTACACAAAAGAATTGAATATGAGGTGGGGAAATGACAGAAGATGTAATCAATGAAAAGGTGAAACAATTGGAAGCTGACATCAAAGAAATCAAAGATGATTTGAAAGATATGCCTGATAAAATCGCAGAAAAGCTTGATAAATCTGTAGATATGAAAATAGAATTAGCAATTGCTCAAACAGAGAAAAAATACATGGGCAAGTTTATCGCTCTTTTAATTGCTGTAGTTGGAGAAGCTATCGGCCTGATTATTTCTTTCTTGAGGTAATAAATGAAAAATCCGCAAACGGTGGCAGAAAAGCTTTATACTCAATTTCCTTCTTCAAAATTAAAATCAATTAAAGATTATGGCTGTTGCGCCTTCGTCCTGATGTGGTGCCTTGAATTAAATCCAGATGATCCAGAAGCAATTCTTACTTTGGGAAGAATGATGGACAAAGGTGTTATTGGGCAAGATTGCACAGTCTATTGGAATGAAGCAAGCAAATATTTAGTAAATAAATCTGTAAAAGTAGAGTTTCAAGATATAAAAACAATCAAGAATATTAAAGCAAGAACTCCGGTCCGCTATGATTATAATGGCAAATCTCATTGGGTTGGAGTAGAGAATGGAAAAGTAAAATTCAATTCTTTAGAAGTCTCTCAATGTGTAAAACTTGGGAAGCCTTCAACTGCAAGAATATTGAAAATAGGAGCTTAAAATGGCAGAAGAAATTGAAGAAGAAATCAAGATTGAAAAAGGAATAAAAGCAAAAGGTGCGAGTTTGTGGGGCCAGATAATTGCTGCAATTTGGATCGCTGGATTTTGCGCGGCCATATTCATAACAGCAATTGTGCGAAAAGAATCAATAAAAATTACTGATATTATTTTAAGCGGATTTGCAATTGCTGCCTGCTTTGTTCCTGTTTATTTTAATTTGATCATGGACAAGATAAAAGAAATAAAGCTTGGAGGAGAATAATGAATATTACTCTTACATTTATTTTAACTTCAATTGCGCTCCTGATGATTTTGATTGTAGTTTCTAAAATTGCAATCAATGAAAAAAAATTGAATAAGCATTACAAAACGATTATTGAATCTAAAGATAATGTAATAAATGCTTTATACAAAAATGCAGAGCAAGTGCAGGAAATCAGAAGCGAAAAAGACGAAAAAATCAAAGTAATCAAAGAGGCGGAAAATGAGGAAGATGTTCTTGATATTATTCGCGCTGTTGCTAACTGCAATAATGACAAGTTGCGCGAGCAAAAAGAAAAATGAGAAAAAAATAATCCTGCCGCCAAAACCTCAAAGGCAAGAGCTTCCAGCTCCAACTAATACAAAAGAAATTGCTGAAATGCTTGTATATTATGAATATCTAGTTGAAGAATGGGAAGCATGGTCAGAAACTGTTGAGGAAATTATTCAATAAAAAATATGATATTTTCCGTCAAAAGAATCCCAAGAAATACGATATACAATATTTGAATCAGGAGTTTTCAACACAAAGGCTTCTTCTTCAACATCAAATCTGCTGGAAATATAAATTTTATAATTTGTATTTTTATTAAGAATTAAAGTCTCCGGCTGTTTCCCTAAAGTAAAATTATCAGTAAGACTAAAATAATATTTTCTTATTCTAATATTTAATTCCCATGGAGTTTCATTCTTTAAGCTTACAAGTATATCGTTTTCGCTTGGCTCTGTTTTGAATGTAGATATACAGCTTGTAAAAGCAAAGCCAAAAAATAATAAAATTAAAAATCCTTTTTTCATATTATTTTCCCTGTCTGAATTTATCGCGCAAGCGGACCATATTATTTGCTTCTTTCTTGTCATAGCATGGTACTATTGCCGGCTCTAAGCCCTGCCTGATTGCTTCAAAAATAGAATCGATATAATTTTCAATTCGCTCTCTTTCTTCTTCTGGAAGCTTATCAGATATTTCTACAGCTTTAATTTTACCGATATAAATTGATCCTTTATTTATTTTAATATCAGGGCGCTTTATTTCTGTATTAAGTAATTTCTGCGGCTTGAAAGAATAATACCAATCAGAGAATTGTTGCCATGTATCATTTACAAGATGTTTAATTGTTTCATGCACATTACCGCATAATTGCGTTGCAACTTCAGCTCTTGCTAATTTGCGGTTATTATTGGCCGGATTAAATCCCTGTCGCTCTAATTCTGCATAATTCATTATAAAGAATCTTGCAGCGCTTAATTGATCGGAAATATCGCGCGGCTCCAAGCCTAAGCGTTCACGGGCTTCTTTTGAGTATTCCTTCCAAGTCAAGCCAGATTGCTGATAGATGGATTTATTATAAACTAGCGTATATAAAAGCAGGGCCGATAAAATCCAAGCTTTATTTGAGAAAGCATTAAGGTCCCTGATTCCTTTTTCTATTTCCTCAAGATTATCAGTATAGAAAAGGTCAAGTGCATTCGCTGGAGTTGAATTCTGCAATAATGAGACAGCGGTCATTTTTGCATTTTCAACTTCATCAATTGTCGCGTCTAATAATTTGGTTACTTTTGGCATATATAATCTCCTTATAAAGTTTTTCTTGTGCTTCATACACTTCAGGAAACATTTCCGGCTTCCAATAAGTATATAAATTAGTCATTGATTTATCTTTATGGCCAATTACAGCGCGGATTTTAGGCTCTGGAACATTTTGAGATTCCAAATAGGTATTATAGAAATTCCGGCAGGTGTGAACGGTAAGCTGTCTATTTTTGTAATCAATATTACAATCTTTATAAACTTCTACAAGATTTGTATAAAAAGAATTTATATTCAAAGGGCTTCCGCGGTTCTTTCCTTCATGGTTTACAAAAATAAATCCAGTTTTGTTTTTTAATGTAATTGCAAGATCGCGCGGAATTGGAACAAATCTATTTTCATTCGTTTTTGTATTTCCCATTCCGAAAGCTCTTGAATATGAATGTTTAATATCTATGTAATTTTCCTGAATGTCATTATCAGAAAGCGCGACAGCTTCAGAAATCCTTAATCCTGTAATAATTAAAAGCAGGAATAATAATTGATTGTCATACCACCAGCGGCCTTGATGATACATATATTTTATTTCTTCAATCGTCAATAATTCTCTTTTCTTTTTCTCTATGGTCCTGAATGATAAATTGGCGCATGGATTATAATCAATTATTTCTTCTTCAACAGCCGATTTCAAAATAATATTTAATACAGATTGCGCAGAGTTTACAGTCTTAGAACTCCATTTTTCTGTTGCATAAATTACCCAATCTTTTATATCGCTTCTTTTTATTTTTGAAATAGGAAAGTCTGCAAAATATGGCATGAGTTGATTTCTTAGAAATTTATCATAGGCAAGAAGAGTTTCTTTTGAGATCGTTTCTTTATTTGCAATTTTCCATTTATAAAATCTTGAATCTTCAGAGAAAAAAGCTTTTGCATAATTTTCAAAACTAACTCTTTCTGATTGCTGGATTAAGCCTTGATTATATAATTGATTGCAATATCTTCTTGCAGCTGTAAGATTGGTGCAGCCTGTAGAGCGCATTCCTTTTCTTGCGCCTGATTCTGTGCGAAATTGATAATAATATACAATCTTTCCAGATTTCAATGTTCTTGGAAAAATCGTAAAAGGCTCATAAATCCTCAATATGTGTTTTTCCTATTTGCTATCAATCTGCTATCACAGGTAATTATAATAGGCTCTAAATTGTTATATTATAACGATTTAGCAAATACCCGGAAGGAGACTTGAATTACTTTGAGATTGATGTTGCTCATACATCTTTTGAAAAGTATTATAATATATTTAATTAAATAAAGCAAATACTTTATATATATTATAAAAAATAGAGGGGCTTAATATTATATTGCTATCATATTTGCTATCACGCAAGAATTTCTTTTGTATCAGGGTCAATAAAGTTAACCTGCACCTCACAATTCAAAACCTTTGCGACATCTTCCAAAAATTCAACTTTAGTAGAGCCGGTTCTATTGAGCTTCTGTGAAAGGTTCTGCGCTGTAAATCCTAACTTGCCAGCGATTTCCTGAAGGTTTGTATTTTTCTTTATGCAGAGAATTCTGATTTTATCAACTATTTCTTGGTTTTTCATACATCTATAATATAATATTTTCATTAAAATTACAAATAAAATAATTTAAAATAAATATAAAAATATTTAATGTAATATATTTCGCATATGCGAATTTGATTTTATTTTGTATATGTATTATTATTTTATTATCAAGAGTAACGAACTTGATGACATACGAATCATAAAAAAAATAGAAAGGCTATTTACAAGTTTAAGAATCCGCTTTTGTGATTTGGGGCGGTCTGATTCGTTATCAGCTTGAACTTGTAAACAGCCTTTTTTTTATCTAGGTGGGAAATGATAAACAGAAAGATTTTAGATTATTATTGTGAAGGCGGTTTTTCAAAAATAGAAAATTATGAGCAGGCTTTACAAGATAAAAAACAAACATGGGATGTACATCATAGATTAGAAATCGGAAGTTTTTACAGGCTATCAAGTGCAGAATTAAAAGGGTTGGGGTTGTATTACAAAAGGCCTCCAGAAGAATTGATTTTATTGACCTTTTTAGATCACAGAAAAGTACATAGAAAATTAGAAACAGATAAAGTGGAAAAGCGCAGTTTTAAAATGTATTATCTTGAAAAAGAGCTTTTAATTGCTAGAGCAAAAATCAAGAATAAATCTGTAAATGAAATTTTAAGAGGAATTCTTTTTAATAATGAAAATGCAATTGATGTAAAAAAAGACCTAATTCCAAATGATAAATACGAAACAACAGCAGCCTTTGTTTGTAGCAATGAGGAGTATAAGACTATTATTCCTTCATATGATAAATCAGATAATTTAAGAAGTCTGATATTTAATTATATATAATAACTCCTAAACCGCTCTTTATAGGGCGGTTTTTTTGTTGTATAAATCTCTATCAATTTTTCATACTGTATTAAAAATTATACAAAATAGAATTCTTCTTAGATGTAAAGAAATTTAATATCTAGATGTAAAGAAATTTGATAACTAGATATGTAAAAATTTGAGTTCTTACTATTAAGTAAAATATATTTAAATAAAATATAAAGTAATATCAAAAATGAATTAAGAAAATGCAAATCAAAGAAAAGCTGTATAAAACAGGAAAAATAAAAATTGAAAAAATCTATATAATAAAAATATCTAATTTGACATGGAATAAAAATTGATGTAAATTAAAAATGCTTTTAGATACCTTTTGGTGTTGGAAGATATATTGTTGGCGCAATATATCTTCCTTTTTTTTGTAATTTGACAGATTTGAAAATAGGGTGTAATTTAAATTTAGACCTTTATGGCTTAAAACTCTCCTAAAAATTGAAGGCTTGCTCTCCCATCCGGCAGGCCTTCTTTTTTTTAAAATAAAAAAGGGCCGCCGATTAAGGCAGCCCAAAAACAACCTTTTACGAAAACAGCCTAAAAAGATTGTTCATTACCAAATCAACCGGCTGATGAAGATCGCATTTCTTCCTTTTCCTTTTCTGAAGCAGACCGTTTTAATGTATGCAATGTATCAAGAATAATTTTTTTATAGACTTCTGGAAGCGCGTTGATCTCATAAGCTGTATCAATAATTTCTTGAGGAATAGCAGGAGCCGTTTCTATTCGTTCATCTTCTGCTCCTGTTAAGAGCCATTCGATTGAAACATTGAAATATTTTGAAATCTCAAATAAAGATTGAGCTGGAAGCTTCACATCTTCTTTGCTCCAATTGGTGAAAGTATTATGCGCCAATCCTAAAGCGTCATAAATAGCATTTCTTTTCAGGTGCCGAATTTTCAAAAGAGAATCTATTCTGTCAATCACATCTTTATTAGAAATCATAGCACTTATATTATCGACCAAAAAAATCAAAAAATGGAATTTTTTTTCTTGCAAAAAGTAGATAAATGGAATACACTAAAATTAAGAATTCCAAAAATGGAATTAAGAAAGGAACAGTAAAAGTGCGCCGAATTCTTTTACCGCTCCTTTTACGGTAAAAATCTTCTTACGAAGTTTTTGGCTCTATAACTAATTCGGCAAGTTATAGAGCCTTTTTTTTATTCCAGAAGGAGCGGAATATGATTAGATGTAAACACAAAATCTTTGGGGCCGGCTCAATTATTGGAGCTGTAGAAAATGGATTTATTATCAAGTTTGATAATTTGGCAACTTTCAGAACTATCAAAACTGAATTTGTAGTTCTTCTTCAGGAGGCTGCATAATGGCCAAAATATCAATGGAAAAGCAATCTGCTTTGAAAAGCTTAGTTTATAAGATTTCAGATATTATTCAGGTTGCTATAGGCTATCTTGAAAAGATAAATGGTGATGAATCAAATCCAGCAATTACAGTTTTGAAAGAAGTTGTAAATGTGCTTGATGACCTTTATGAAGAAATTGAAGGAGGCGAATAATGGGTTGCAAGATTTTTGAAGCTGATTTGAAAGATTATGAAATTGAGCTTGATGAGGGAAAATGCATGATTACAGGCGATAAGATTGTAGGGACCTTTACAGGAAAAGACGATCCATATTTTGAAGGTGCTTTATTTGAATTATCACCATCAAAAAAATATAACTTTACAGGCTCATGCTCTTTGACTAAAGAAGAGTTCAAAGAAAAAGTTGAATCTTGGAAAGAGATATAATGCCATGCTATTAGGAAGGGGAAAAACTATGAAAGGGGAAATTAAAGAATTGGATTTTGTAAATGCTTGGATTTCTGCGCAGAGAAAAGTTGCAGAGGTAATCAGCAAAGAAGAATGGAAAAAATTAAATAAGGGGAAATCATGCCAGCAGAAGAAATCATCAAAGAAATAAGAAAGCAAGAAGAAATCATCAATGAAGCTCAAAGAAAGAAGGCTGCTTTATATGATGAGCTTTTGGGCGCTGATTTCAATCTTGTATCTGTAAAAGAAGCCGCTAGACTTTTGAATGTTTCAATTCCTACGGTCTACAATATGATCAATTCAGGAGAGCTTGAAGCAAAAAGAATCGGCGGAGTAATCAGAATAAATAAAGCGAATATGCGAAAATATTCCTTTACAAATATGCGAAAATAAATTAAAATATTTATTAGATAAAGAAATTTGTATTATTATTTCTCTTGTGAGAAATAAGAGGAGCGAATGAATGAATGAGAAAGAAATTGCAATCCAGAATTCAGAAATTATTCAGCCTGTAGAAATGCAGACAATTACTGAATATTTGGATTCTACAGGGTTAACAAAACAGCTCTTGCCGAAAGAAAAAGAGATGTTTATTCACATGGCGCGCGATTATGGGCTGAATCCTTTTAAGCGTGAAATCTATTGTACTGTATACGGAGAAGGCCAATATAGACAATGCTCTATTGTTACCGGCTATGAAGTATATCTGAAGCGCGCTGAAAGAATCGGCAAATTAGATGGCTGGAATTGTGAGATTTCAGGCTCTTTACAAGATGGAACGCTTGCGGCAACGGTTACGATTTGGCGCAAAGATTGGAGCCATGAATTCAAGCATACAGCTTATTATAATGAATGCGTTCAGAAATCAAAGAAAACAAATCAGCCAAATGCAATATGGGCAAAAATGCCAATCTTCATGACAAAGAAAGTTGCAACTGCGCAGGCTTTCAGGCTTTGCTTTTCTGATGAATTTGGCGGAATGCCTTATACTTCAGATGAAATCGGAGTTGAGCAGGAAACTCCAAAAATGCACGATATTACTCCAGCAGAAGAAAAGATTGAGGCTCCAAAGATTGAAAATAAGCTTGTAGATGATCGCCAGCGCCTTGGTGAGCTTCTGGAAAAGTATGAGAAATCAATTGACAAAGCGCCTTATGAAATGTGCTGTAATGCAATGGTAAGCGGGGACCCTTCTGAAATTAAAGATAAATTAGATAGGCTTCTTGCTTATTTGAACAGAAAAGGAATGCAGGTGGCTTAATGGAAAAAGTAAAGATTGTTGATGAACAGAAGGCCGCCGATTCTTTTGAATTGGTGGTTTCTGAAAAGAGCGTTGGCTCCTTAATTACCAATATTGAAGCCATTGAGAAGTTTGCAGAAATCAGATTAAAAGATTACGATCCAGCGCTTTATGAAGGCGATTCTGATAAAGCAAAAAAAGACAGAGCAGAATTAAATAAGGCAACAGATATTCTAAAAAGAACTAGAATTGATTTAATAAATGAATTGATGAAGCCTTATGAAGATTTTGAATCCAGATGTAAAGCTGTAGAAAAGAAAATCGCACAGGCAAGTGCAAATCTTGATGAAATTGTAAAAGCCAAAGAGCAGGAAGAAAAAGAAAGCAAGCGGAAGAAAATTGAATTACAGTTTGCAGCAAAGAATTTTGATCTTGTTCCTTTGGAAAAAATCTTTAATGAAAAATGGCTTAATAAGACTTACAAATGGAATGATATTTGCAAAGAGCTTGATGAAGCCATTGATAAGATTTATCACGATTTGAAATTACTCGATCGCTTTTCTGAAGATTTGGATTTGAGAGCGCATTATTTAATGAATCTTGATATTGCTGAAACGCTGGAATATGGCGAGCAGTTAGAAAAAAATCGTGCCTTAGTTCAGAAGGAAGCAGAAGAAAGACCTGAAAGAGAACATCAAGAAATAATTGAAAATCAGAAAAAAGCGCTTGAAGAAGAAAATCAGGAAAACTCTATTTCTGATTTGGTAAATGAAGCAATGGCTGCACAGGGCCATGAAATCAAGAAAGAGCGCAAAGAATATGTTATTTCTGTAAAGTGCTTTGATGATGAAATGCGCGATTTGAAAAATATTCTTTGTGATTTGGGAATTGAATACTCAATAAATGAGCTTCAATTTTAATTTTTGGTAAGTACCTCGTATGAGGGAAAAAATACATAGTAAGATTTTATAATCTGTAAATTTGGAAAGCCTTGGCCGGCGGCTTATATGATAGCAAAAGCAGACCCTCCCAATAATCTCCTTTTGTGTTCCAGATGATAAGCAAAAAGCCATCTTCTTTGAAGGAGGGGAAAAATGGAAGAAATTAAATTGACTAAGGCACAGAAAAGAATTTTTGATTACATCTACGAATTCGGAAGCATTACAACTTTGCAATCTTTTGTAGATTTGGGAGAATCAAGACTTTCTGCAAGAATATTTGAGCTTAAAGAGAAGGGCATAAATATTTCTTCAGAAATAATCAGCGTAAAAAATCGCTATGGCGAAAAGCGAAATGTTAAAAAATATTACATAGGTTAAGGAGTAAAACTATGCAGGATTTAAATTCGGTAAATCTTATTGGAAGACTTACAAAATCGGTTGTTGATGATGAAAAGGCTTTTGGCTATCTTCAGAATGGAACTGCTAAAGCTGAATTTTCAATTGCTGTAAATGGCAGAGGAAAGAAAAATCCAGATGGCTCTTATACTGAAGATGTATCTTATTTTCAGATAACTCTATTTGGAAGTCCGGCCGAAAGCTTGAAGGCTTATCTTGTAAAAGGGCAGCAAGTGGCAGTCAAAGGAATCTTGAAGCAAGACAGATGGCAGGACAAGAATGGCAATAATCAATCTAAAGTTCATATTATTGCAGATTCTGTTCAGCTTATCGGCGGCAAGAAAGACAATGCGCCGAATGAAAAAACAGTTTTCAATTCTGTGCAGGCTGCTCAATCTTCTTTTGCTCAAGAATATCAGAAACAGGAGGCACAAGAAAATCTTGGGTTTGTTGAAGATATTCCCTTCTAATAAAAAAGAAAGAATCCGCCGGCAAGTTGAGATTTTGCTTGACTTGTTTGGCGGTGAGGTGGTGGGAAATGAAAATCAAAATCATTAAAGAATGGGGCAGAGAGATTTATAGAAAAATCAGATGGCACAAAGATAGAGAATTCTGGTATTGGGTTTTCCTTTGTGCTGAAGTTTTAGCAATAATGATATTTATTGCAATCTTTGAAAAATAAGGAGCTATTTAATGATATATGATGATGAAGAAGAATATTGCGGAGAAGATTCGAGTATACATCCTGATTTAATCCAATATATCAATCTTTTTAATTGTGTATCAGAAATAAAAATTGATTTTGATAATGAGCGCACAGGTTTAGAAATTAAACTTGAAGACGGAACATGGAGCTTTCATATTTTCTATGATGTAAGAGATACAGAAGGAAAAGAAGAAGCGCATGAAAAACTCTACAAATCAATTTTATATTATCTTAATGAAATGTAAATGTAATAGGAGATTTTGCATGACTGTAAAAGAATTAAAAGAAAAGCTTGAAAATGCTTTTAATGAAAATGCAGAAGTAATTATAAATACTTCTGATGGAGAGCTGGAGATTGTAGAAACAATCGGACATTATGAAGAAGAATTCATTATTGAAACTGTAAATAATTAAGGAGCAATTAAGCATGAAGGAAATTATTATAAAATATCTTGAAGAACAAATCATTGAAGATTCAGCATTAAAAGAAAAATACGATCCAGCTAAAATTGATAAATGCATTTCTTACATTACAGCGCAAGCAAAAAAAATGGCAAAAGGGAAAGGCTCAATTGCTGTTGAAGATGTAAAGGTTTTTAAATGGGCGCGTGATTATTATCTTGAAAATCCTGAAATTGATGAAGAAGCTGATGAGTTTCTGCCTGAAAATCCATCAAGGCCAGAGCCTCATTATAAAAAGCCAAAAAAAGAAAAGAAGCCGGAATTCGTTGAAGTAAATGGAATTAAATACGATCGAGAAGGCAATGGCTGTTTATTTGATTTTTAGGAGCTTAGAATGTATCAATGTAATTACACAGATAAAATCTGCATTGTAAATGATAAGCTTTGCAGGGTAATAACAGCGCAGGCAAAGAGGCGCGGATGTGAGCATAAAATACTTGATGTATACAGAGAATTTGAAACAGGCGAGGCTGAATGTCGCCATCTTTATTATTCAATGTATTCAGGCTATAGAGTATGTTTTCCAGCTGATAAAGATATATATGGGAATATTTGTGAGCTTGATTCTTTTGGCAATTGCAAGCCGCTTAAATGCTTCCCATATAGATATTTGATTGAAGAAGAGATTGAGCTTATTACTTCTTTATACCCCGATTTTAAATATACTTTGAATAAATGGCAGGCAATGACAAATAATGTATTTATAGCATTAAATATCTGGAAAGAGCATAAAGAGATTGAGTTCTTGCTTGCGGCTGGATGGGAATATATTGCGCTTAATAAAAACTTTTGGCGATATTCTGAAAAGAAAAGAAAAGAGATCGTTGCATTTCTAAGAACAGCTGATGAAAGATTAAAAAAATATTCTCTTGCGGATGTTCTTGTAATAATGAATAACAATATTTCTTTTGAAGAGTTCAAAGCCTATATTGATTGTTATTATCATTCAAGGCTTAGTTATAAAGCTTTTATCTACCTGCAGAAAAAAGGATTATTGACTTATTCTGGAGTTTCTCTTTATAGCGATTATAAAATACTTTTAAGGCATTCTAATCATAAAGGCGATTATTGGCTTTTCCCAAAGGATTTGCAGAAGAAACATGATGAATTAAGAGAAGAAGTTGCAAAAATTGAAGAATTAAAAGAAGCTGAAAAATTAAAGAAAAAGCAAAAAGATTATATTAAAGCAATTAAAGATTGGAAAAAGAGCGGCAAGCTTATAGATGGCTTTTCAATCTATGTTCCTGACGATGTTCTTGATATTCAATTTCAAGCCAAATATCTACATCAATGCTTGATTTCCTGCGATTATATTTCAAAGGTAATAAAAAAAGATTGTGTATTAGTATTTATCAGGAAAGGCGAAAAACCTGTTGCAACTGTAGAATTATTAAAGGGAAATAAAATAGGGCAATTCTACGGAAACGAATTAGATCGCTCTAATTGCCTGCCATCTAAAAAAGTTAGAGAAGTATTTAATAAATGGCTTGAGGTGGCAGCATGAGTTTGTGTATAAAACCTATTACTTTAGCAGAAGCTAATTATTATGTAGATAAGAATCATAGGCACCATAGAGCAACGGTTGGCGGAAAATTTGCTATTTCTTGCTGGAATAATGAAATAATGGTTGGTGTTGCAATTTGCGGGCGGCCTGTATCACGCTATTTAGATAATGGAGAAATATTAGAAATAAATAGAGTTTGCACAGATGGGACAAAGAATGCTTGCTCTATGCTTTATGGGGCCTGCTGTAGAATAGCAAAAGAAATGGGGTATAAAAAAGTAATCACTTATATTCTTACTTCTGAAAGCGGCACATCTTTGATTGCTTCTTCTTTTATTCTGGAAAAAGAGAAAGCCGGTGGAACTCATTGGACCGGAGAAAGAGATTTACAGCAAGAGCTTCCGTTTGAATATAAAAAATTATATGTGAGGTATTTGAAATAATGCGCAAAAATAAAATCCCTTTGAAGAAAGTCCAGATTGCTTTTTCAAATGCAATTAAAAGGCGCGATTCAAGATGTATGGTGCAGAATTATGAAGCTTGCGCTGGAGAATTGGAATGTTCCCATTTCTATACACAGGGCGGAAATCCTTCAATTATGTTTTACCCGCCTAATGCCTATGCTCAATGCTCAAAACATCATTTTCAGCACCATAATGGAAAAATGAATTTCTATGAAAATTTCATAATCAATTATCATTCTAGCGATTGGTTGAAAATGCAAAGACTAAGGCATGGAATAATTAAATATACTGATGAATTGAAAAGCAAAATAATTGATCTTTGTAATTCTGATAGATTGCAGGAATTAACAGATTTAATCGAAAAGGAGATTTTATTGTGAAATATCTTTTTAATTGCTTGAAATGCGGCTGTGATGAAGAAAAAGAAATACCAATTGCAGATTATGATAAATTAAAAAATTATCAGGTTTGCAGTAATTGCGGCGGCGATATGAAAAGAGTTATCGAATGGGAAGGCTTAGCAAGTAATTTGGGCGGCTATTCAGAAGTTGCAGGAATGGCAAATTGGCAAACAGGAGGAAAGAAGAAATGAATGATTGCTGTTTGTGTAAATATTATAAAGAGCTTCCAGATGGGAAAAGATGTAATTCTTGTGATGAAGGCTCAAGATTCATTCCAGCTCAAAAAGAAACAAAAAATATGACATTGGCAGAAATTACCAATTATTTACAAGATTGGTGCCATCATGGATTTGCTGACCTTCCTGTAGTTTTTGAAGATAGTTTTTATAACAAGATTAAAATAAAAGATGTTGCTATTTTTACAAATAGGGAAATTACAATCTTAAAGTTTAATTCTGTTGTAGAAAAGAATGATGAACTTATAGAAATAAAGGGAGGTGATGAATGATTTTATTAAAAATTATTCTTGGGATTGCGCTGTATATCGGTGCAATGCTATCAATTACAATTGCGGTTGCTTCTGGAGTAAGAGCCGCCTTTAAGGAGTTAGCGCATGGAAAAGCTCAAAGCGATAATGAGGATTGATTCTTATTCCAATGGCCAGATTCTTCTTTCTGTAGAAGATTGGAGTGTAAAATCAGCAATCAGAGGTCTTATAGATTTATGTGAGAGCAAATATTCAAGTTATATCAGGCTTGAAATGAGCGCTCCTTATAAGGCAAGAACTACAGGAGCCGGAAGTCAAAATAATTTGATTTGGGCGCTTATTACAGAGATTGCAAAAAAGACCGGAAATGAGCTTGAAGATGTGGAGCAGGCCGCAAAAGAAAGAGCTGTAAAAAGGGGTTACCCTTTTAAGCAGAATAAAATCACAGGCCAGATAATGCCATTATCAATGACAAAGATTGATACACAGCAAGCTGGATTTTTAATTGATGAACTCTACGCGATCGCGGCAGAGTATGAAATAAATATAAACGGAGTAAATTAAGCATGGAAAGAATAGCATTATATAATGACAGTTTTCAGAATTGGAAAACTCATGATTTAACAAAAGCTCAATTGATTTTGACAGATATTCCTTATCAATTGGGAAAGAATATGTATGGTTCTAACCCTGTATGGTATAAGGGTGGGGACAATTCAAATGGGGAATCAGAACTTGCAGGAAAACAAGCTTTTGATACAGATACAAGAGAAGGGTTTAGAATTTCCGAATTCTTCCATTTTTGCTCTAATCTGCTGAAGAAAGAGCCAAAAGAAAGCAAGAGCGCCGGCTGTATGATTTTATTCTGCGCCTTTGAACAGATTGAAGAATTAAAGCATTATGCTTCTCAATATGGTTTTGCTCATTCTCAAGTTTTTATATTTTATAAAAATTATTCTGCTCAAGTCCTGAAAGCGAATATGAGAGCGGTTGGAAATTTTGAAACTGCTATTTTATTCTATCGCGATAAATTGCCAAAATTCAGAAATAACGGAAGAATGGAATTTTTGTGCCAGCCTTGGATTGAAGATAGGGAAACGCCAAAATTACATCCTACTCAAAAGCCGGTTCCTCTGCTGGAACATCTTATTGAGCTTTATACAGATATTGATGATGTAGTAATTGATTGTTGCGCAGGCTCTGGAACTACATTATTAGCAGCCGCCAACCTTGGCCGCAGGGCATACGGATTTGAATTGAAGCGTGAATTTGTAAAAGGCTTTTATGAAAAACTCTTGCCGCTTGCTCAAGAGAATATGTTTATTCAGCAGGAGCGTGAAGAATAGCGCTATAAAATACAATCATTATTTGGAGATAGCAATGACTAAAGTAGAAGAATTGGAAAATGTAATCTTGAGCCAGATAGAAGCTCTTGGTGATTTATCTGTAATGGAAAATAAGGACGAAGCAAAAGAGTTGATTGAGCGATCAAAAGTAATGGCAGATTTGACGGGTTCTTATATCGATATTCAGAAAACTAAACTTGAAGCGCAAAGAGTAAAAATTGATTCTATTCGCTGTATGCATGAAACTGCAATTGGAATTGGTAAAACTGATGATGGTGTAAAGAAGTATCTTGGCATTGAGGGATTTTAATGAGGCATTTTAGGAAAATCTGGAATGAAGAAAGGAATAATTGGTTGCTTGCTCATAAAGATATGATAAAAAAAGAAATGTATCAATTATTTTTGAAAGAAAATCCTGATTGCTTAGATGTTACCTATACAGCGTTTAAAAATCAATGCTCAAGAGTTGGAGCTTCTTATCAAGTGAATAATTGCTGGAGAGGAGACAGAAAGCCGCGGCCGCTTTATTCAGAGCAGATTAAAAAAGGCTATATTAGAATTAAAGTGGCGCAGCCTAATGTCTGGATTTCAAAAAGTAAATGGGTATATCAAGAAACTCATCCTTGGGAAGATTTCAGCGAGCGATCAAATTATATATTTCTTGATGGAGATAATAGGAATTATAATCCTGATAATATAGCAAGGGTTCCTTTGAAACTTATGGGAGTTTTCAATAATTTTGGCGGATGTGAAAAAGGCAATCCAGAGATTACAAGATTAAGATTGCTCCAAGCGAAGCATAAAATGGCAATCTTAGACGCTGGAGAGAAAATGGGAATGACCGTAAATTACGGAATAGGGCGCAGGTTTAGAGAAGATGTAAATAAGGCGGCCAAAGAATACAGAGATAGACCGGATGTAAAAGAAAGAAGAGCCAATGCAAGAAGGGAAAAAATGCATAAGATGAAAATTGAAGAGCCTGAAAGATACAGAGCAATTCTTGATAAAAACAATCAAAGAAGATGGGAAAAGAAAAAGAATGGAAATGTATTGTAATTATTCAGGAAAGAAATGCTATACCCAAAAAGAAGCCGGCGATATTATCAGAGACTTCAAAAGGCATGATAGAAATAAGCGATTTATGGAGCATATTCCTCAAAGAGCTTATTATTGCAAAGAGTGCAAAGCCTTCCATCTAACGCATTTTCGTAAAAAAGATAAAGCTTTAAGCACGAGGAATAAGAGAAAATATTAAATATTTTCTTTACATAAATAAAATATAATATTATAATATTTCTAATGTGAGAAATATTGAGGGGCAAAAATGGGCGCAATTTTACGCTTATTATCAAACAAAGGCTATATTTCATACAACAAGCAGATTGCAAAAGAATGTGGAATAAATGAAGCTGTATTACTTGGAGAATTATGTTCTTTGAGTGATTTGTTTGATGAAACTGAAATATACATGAATCAATCTAAGATTTCAGAAGATACATCACTTTCAGCATTCCAGATTAGAGAAGCGGCTGAAAATCTGCAATCTAAAGGCATTATAAAAATTGACCGTAAGGGAAGGCCCTGCCGGAATTATTATACGCTTAATGAAAAGAAATTGATTGAGCTTTTAGATGGCAAGAAGAAAAAGCCTTTATTGGAAAGAGAGCCTGCAAATGATTTAGAAAAGATTGAAAAAGTATATCTGATAAATTATCAAAGGCTTTATGAAAGCGGAGTTGTAAGGTTTGAAAAGCCTGTAATCAATTGGACGCAAGCGCGAAAGCTTGAGAAAGATTGTATTGCGAAATATGGAGTTGAAGAATTGAAAAAAGCTGTGAAAAGAGCTTTAGATAATAAGTTCGTCATATCAGGCGGTTATAATTTATGTACGATCTTGTCGGCTGGAGTTTTATCACAGCTTATCAATTCTACAGATGGAAGAATCGATAATGATTCTTTGGAAGATTTAGAAATTCCATTTTAGGAGCGGAATATGAGCGAAGAAGAGCAGATACAAAAAGTAAATGATTATGACAAAATGCTTGAAGATATTAAAAAAGCAGACGCTCAAGCGAGGTTTGAAAAATCCGGAGTGCCGATAAAGTTTTTTAATTCTTCATTTTCCTCATTTCAGGTAAATGGAGAAGAAGCTTTTGCTTATGATTTATCAAAGCAATTTGCAGAAAATCCTGAAAATAAAGTTTTGATTTTTTGCGGCAATAATGGAACCGGAAAAACACATCTTGCCTGCGCTGTAATCAGGAATTATGGCGGAGAATATATTACAAGCTCAATGCTTGCTTTGAAATATGAATCCGCTGTTGGCTATAAAGCAGATATGACAAGAGAAGAAATCATCTTGCATTATTCCAGATGTAAAATGCTGGTAATTGATGAATGCTGCAAATACTTTCTTAATTCAGAATTAGAAAAGTTTTTATTGATTCAAATAGTTTGCAATCGGTATGAGAATAATCTTCCTACAATTTTAATTTCAAATGCAAAGAAAAATGACTTAGTGGCGTTCATGGGAAAGGCTGTATTTGATCGCCTTTGTGATGTATGCACAGCGATAGAATTTGATTGGCAAAGCAGGAGAAGAAAATGACACATCTTCAGAGATTGGAATATCAAAGGGAATACAATAGAACTCATAAAGAAGAGAGAAAAGCTTATTATGAAAAAAATAGAGATAAATATAGAGCTTATTGCAAAAAGTATTATCAGGAAAATAAAGATTTATGGGAAGATTTTTATAGACCAAGAGCAATTATAAGGGGGGCAAAAAAGATTGAAAATGTATAGCATGGTGGTTGCTTTTCTTTTGATTATTTTATCTATGGTTTGGATTGGGTTTATTACCCTAGACAAGAAAATAGATAAAGCAATAGACGAGCAGGGGAAAATCAATAATGTTTCTTATGAATTGAATAAGGAGCAATCGGCAGCAATCAGGCAATTAAAGACTGATTCTGAAATCTTAATGAATATTGCAATAAATCAAGATTATAGCGGAGGCTTAAATGACAATGAAATGTAATTATTGCAATGGAACCGGAAAAGATATTATTACAAAATCTTATTGTTATCATTGCAGAGGGAAGGGCATTCTGGAGAATATGAATGAATGCAAATATTGCGGCGGGCCATGCAAGGGTTATGCTTGTAATTCTTGCTTGGGAATGTTCGAGATAATGAAAAATCAGGATGAAGGAGAAGAAACTGCATGAAGCTGATTCAATGGTTTAAGGATTTATTCAATCCCTGTAAAAGATGTGATGGCTTGTGTTTCAAATGCACAAAGAAAAGATTTATAAAATATTAGGAGCAAAGAATGACTGATAAAATGGTTTTTAATGATGATGAATTTCATATTACTTTTAATGGGCGTGATGTAGAAATGAAAGTTTCTGCGATTGCATGGTATTCACATTCAAAGCAAACAGATTGGGAGCCAGCTTTTGAAGATTTTGAGATTGAAGAAATAATAATCCAGAATGCGCATTATACTGATGATGGTTCTTTGATTGATCCTGAAATAATTGATCCTGCCGTTCAGGCTGAATTAGAAAGCATGGATGGAGAAAGATGGAGAAACTATTCAGAGGAAGAACGAACAGAAAAAATTGAGTATGAGGAATATTGCAAATGGGAGATTGCCGAAGCAAAATTAAAAGGAGAGTTATGATGACTAGAGAAGAATTGGAAAGAGAAGCTTATATATATACGCAGGAAAAAATGGTGCATTATTCCGCAGACCAAAATGAAGTAATTGATATGCTTACAGATTTTGCAGAAGAATTGCAGAAAAGGGGTGTTGGAGCATCCAAGTTGGTAGACGAGTTGCACAGGAAAATAGATTCTTTGGAGAAGCAACTCCAGACTTGTCAAGCCGCATTTAAAGATTTGCGTCAGCACAGAGACGAATTGAAAGCAGAATTGAAAAAATTAAAGGAGTAAGAATGACCAAAGACGATAAGCAGATAATTGATAGGGGAATAAAAGAAAATTGGCTAATAGGTGACAGGACACGCTTAAAACGATTGCTTGAAAAAAGTCTTAAATTGTATCGTGAAAACGTAGAACTTGAAAACAAGATAGCCGACCTTAAAGCAAACTTTGATTATGTTCTTGAAGGCAAAGACTTGGAACTTAAAGAAAAAGACCGACAGTTGAATAATTGGTATTTGGAATGGCAGAAACAAGAAAAGGAAATCAAACAACTTGGAGAACGTTGCAATCAACTTCTC